ATAACCACCAGCAGCATTTAACAGAGCACCTAGCTCGTTTCCCGAAGCTAACGACTGGGCTGCCTTTGCTGCATAAATAAAAGGCGCTGACGGAGGGAAGGCAAAGGCAATCACATTACCGACGGGGGAATTAATCACAGCGTTAGCAACGTCCCCAATAATGGGTACATCATACAGACCACCGCCATTAGGGTCAAGCCCAATGACATCATCAAAAAAGTCTCCGTTGTATCCTGGGAAAGGGGTTAGACGGTTATATTTATATTTGTGCATTTATTTCAGGCCCCCTATTGATGTAGATTTCGTATGGCTTTCCGTCCAGCTTGGATATACCAGAGCTAAGGTAAGAAAATCCAAATAGACGTAAAAAGTGTTTGTGTGGCTTATTGTTTCTAGTGTCACTGTGTATGGCATATAGATCTATATTTATAATGCTACGAAAATAAACCCAGTCCCGACGCATCTTTACCAACACAGACTTCTTAGTCACAGGGACATCACAATGAACATAGAATTTGTCTTCTCCTCTGGGGAGTTCAAAGTATAGAGTAAAGTCAGGGCTTACTACGATAGGTATTTTGGTTCCCATGATAGCGATTAGACCTCAGACTTAGTATATTGGAACTCAATTCCGTTTAGCCTTAGCGGAGCTTTATCAGTATAGTAGATATTAAAAGCTCGTCTCCTAAAGGAGCCCAGTCTGTGTAACACAGGTCGCTTAGACATACTGAGATACTTAAGATTAGACCATGTTCGGTAGTCGTCATCAGACCAGCGAACAAAGATAATATCAGTGGCTAGGTCTCCAACCACAGTGATACGATGTAAGAACTTCCGATTGTAGTCCCCAAAATCTAGGATAGGAGTGTAGACCTCACACCTGATTACTTGGTCAACATCCACATAAGCATCTAAATCAAACTTAGCGATCTGTCCGGTGCTTTTATGTAACACATAGAACTCTCCTGTATTTGTATCTGTTCCATATACCCACTTAAACTCCGTGGTTGAATGGATGTCTGCTGGTTTGCCAGAGTTGATGGCGTTAATGTCAACAGCACTACCGTTAATGGCACCAGGCGTAAAGGTTGCCTGCTTAGCGGAGGACCATTCATGCCATAGGTTTAATTCTGTATCATAAATCAGGGTTCTACTCTGAAGGCAAATAACAAAGAAGAAATGCCCGGCAAGTCGAACTAGATATCCAGTAGCAGATACTATATTACCACTCTCTTCACCTATAACTCGCTCAATCGAAGGGGTAGATATCTTAGAAGCATTGAAGCCGTCAAGCTTCCAGACCGCTCTGCCTCCTGTTTGAGAAACACCAATGAAGTAGCAGTTCTGTTCGCTCTGTCCTAGACAGAAAGGGGCTGGGGTTCCTATTTGAAGAAAGGTGTTTGCATTTCGAGCAAGAGGACTTCCTGTTAGTTGGTTTGCTCCGTTGTCATAGAAGAACTCAGTACCATACTCACCAAAGGCAACCACTTGGTTGTTCTGTCTAGCCAAGGCCTTAATGTCATCTGGAAACATCTCAGAGGTAATAAAGTCTGACGGGTTCCAAGAGATAGGTAGGTCTGCATTACAGGTGTAGATATCCGCAGAAGCGGCTCTTGGGATTGCAATGTATCCATTAATGAACACAGGGGTAGGTATATGTGCCGCTGGGAGACCCCCGTAGTGGGCCCTACAAGTCCACACAATCGTTCCATCTGTCACGGTGTCACCTATGGTAGTCGGCCAGGTGGGTTGTGTTGCGTTAGTAGTGCCAGCAGTGGTTACTTCGTAGTAGAGACTGTTCTCTACAGTAGGTCTACGGAAAACCCCTAAGGCATGTACTGTAGTTGCTGTCCATGCTGTGTAGGTATTCAATATCTTTGTCGCAACTCCAGCAAAGCTAATAAGCCAAGCTTCGGCTCCATCACAAAAGAAGATGGCCGGGGCGCCTTGGTTTGTACACTCAGTAAATCCGATGCTTCCTGTGGAGGTTGTAAGGGTGAGGAAAGATACTCCGTCTTTGTACAGGGTATTGCCTATACAGGTATATACCTTACTTGCAAAAACAAAGATACCTCTCCCCACTCCGGGAGTAATGACAGCATGTTGAACCAGGCCAGGTCTTTTAATCATGGCTAGGTTTTCTTTGTCTATTACCTCTTGGTATAGGTTTACATATCTCTGGTCTTTTGTTGTGCTTGTACCTCGAGTGCTTATCCCTCCTGTAAATGTATATCTATTTACAAGTGTTTCCGGAGTTTGATAGTTCTGTGATCTGACCATACCTCTATTACCCCATATAGTTTCTAGCATCCACGCCAAAGAAGAAACTTCCCTCTTCGGTTCCCATAGATAAGGCGGCTTCTTTAAGTGCTGTTGCTTCCATACCTAGTTGCTGTCTGATAGACATTGCAATTTGATACTCACCGGCAAGCCTAGTGGCTAGTAAGTATTTAAGAGGCTCTAGCCATTCTTGAGGGAAGTCAGGAGTGTCTGTGCTTGCATCGAAATCCTCAAAGGGACGCTGATAGACCAGAACAACCGTATTGCTACTGGCCGATGTAGCGTCAGGAGTTGGGAACACATGCAAAACCCCAGAGCTATTTAAAGGCTCATAGAATAGCTGGATTGGATTCCCAGTAGATGTCTTATTGCCTAGGCGATTATACCCGTCACGAGTGGTAATCAACATTGGGATGTCAGTGCTGTTTGAGGTCTTTCTGTTGTATGCCTGAATGACCCTAAGGGGCTTAGGCGTATTAACAGTAAGGCCAACTCCGATGTTGTAATCAGCAACGCCAGAGGTAAGCGTAACAGAATACTGTTTGATAGCCCAGAGAGGCATACCATCCGCCTCTAGGCGTTTAACCAGCATGTTTAGGGCCTCAGCCCCTGTGCTTGTTTGTTCTAGGGTGGCTGTCTCGCCTTCAGCAAGGACACCACAAAGACGAAGAGCACCAGCAATTAACTGGTCTCTAGTTACATTAAAATCAGTTGATCCACTGGTGCTCATAGTTTTTATTTCTTTCTGTTATTGGTAATCTTTTCCAAAGTACGGCCACCGAAGTAAGCACCGAACACTAACATAAGTAATGTCTGGAACAGATCAATGTAGGATTCCTTCACTGCAAAAGCAAGAAAGTTGCCATCAAGAAAAGCGAGAGCGGAAACAACGAGAAGAAGATAAACAAGACTAAAAGGTCTAACACGCTTTGCAAAAGGATCATCAGAACCCGAGTCAGCTTGCCACCGTTTGCTAATTTCATCTTCAACCTTTGCGTCAGCTTCTAGCTCCATCTTCTGTACGTTAAGTTCTGCTTCCAGTTTGATCTTTGCTAACTCATTGTGTAGTTGTAACTTCTCTTCGTCAGAGGTGACTAACTTGTCGATGGCTGTACCAACAGAGTCAACGACTTTATTAACACCACCTGAGATTAGTGATTGGAACCATCCCATATGTTATTTCTCCCATCGCGCCTTAATAGCACGTACATCCAAATGAACCCAAGTTTTATATAAGCCCATACCATATTTATCTGGATACTTGGCTGTTAGGTATTGGTAAATCTTAGCTGGGCTAGGGCCTATCATTGTGAAGTCCACTGCCTTGCCTTTGGTATGCTGACTATTAGGTTCTCCACCAACGGCTTTGTTCTGTTGTTCACAACGACAGCCAGAGTTGATGCTAACAGTAGTATTGAAATGCTCACGCACATCTTCAAGAGCCGCCAATAGCTCAACATCAACGCTGTCAAAACCACACATGTCTTTGCATTTGCACGCGAACTCATGTCTGTCAAAGTGCTTGGATATATCGCCCATAGCTATGCTTTACACACAGTGTAGCGACACCCAGCAGCTTCCTGTTGCGCTGGCGCTGGTGCGGAGTAGACAGGAGTCTCCTGCGGGGCGATGTAAATGGTTAAGGGTTGTCCAGTAAGGTTAACCCATAGCATCAGTAGCGGCATTGGTATCATCATTTATCAGCCTTCTCTTTCATGTCATTCCAGATTTGATCCAAGGTGCGGTCGATGCGGTCTAGCCGCTTCTCGATGTCAACTTTTGAGCAATACTTCTCGGGTATATTAACCTCCAACTTCTGCAAATCCTCTCGCAGTTTCTGTAGGCTCGTCCATATTTCACGACACCACCAGCCAACTAATGCGGAGGCGGTGGCGAACAGTAGGTTGATGATTGATTGATCCATTACTGCCTTTCTGCCCAATAGGGCCGGCACTCAAAGTAAGCGCCTCAATACCCTGTGGTCCCGGCGGACCGTAACAACTTGAACCTACTATACCCTAAGTCTACGTACGATTGCAAGTCAAGCCCGAACATTCCGTTTATACGCGGAACGTTCGTTTCTAAACGGGGGGATATGCCCAGCGAACATGCGGGGCCCTCTGCGTTTTGGTTAGAGTTAAGTTTACTGGCGTGCGAGTAGCATATTCTCGATCCGCAGGAGTACATACAGCCCGCGTTGATGAAGAGCCGAACTCGGCTTCTCCATTCCAACGGTATTTGGTCAGCCATATTGTTCTCGTTGAACCAATAGGGGTCGACTACTACGCTGTCATACAATGCAATTGCATCTTCCAGTTTGTACATACTATTTATATTGACGATAACGGAACACTCTATCGAGTACATGGGGAAGTCCTCCCGTATACGAGAAGCTAGTCTGTGGTCTGCGATCACTACACTATTACCGCTTTTATTAAACTTGCTCAAAAACTCAGTGCTGTTCTTATACATTTTTTCTGTTGCTCGACGGCACTGCAATGGTATCCGGTACCCTATATTTTGCCCCTCTAACCACGCTAAGTCAGCGGGAGTTAACTCCGCACCCATGTACACCCGACCGCCATACAACTCGCACGGGTCTGTAAATCCGAAAACCGAGTCTATAGATAACCCCTGGGTGTCGAAGCCTTGTAAAAACGACGGTAACGGTATAGCGGGCTTCCCACGGGCTGAAATAGAAACTGTGGGCATTACACCACCTCCACGGAATAGATTGAGTGTAGAGGTACGCTGACCCTTCGTATTATTTCTCCTGTAGGGAGCATAGAAACGACCTCTGCGGGTTTGAGCATCGCTTCGTCAGCAACCCCAACATGTAATAACCCTTGGTGGAAGCACATGCCACGCGTCCACGTGGCGGGTTCCATAAATACGCGCCCTTGTTCGGACCGCACAGCCCCCCTACCCGAGTCGCATACATATAGCATATCTCCCACCAATACCGGGGAATGCGGTTTCATAAGGTCATCCATTACCACCTCTGAACCAATAGTAGCAACACCTTGTGCTTTGTCACCGGTCCTATTCTTGTGTATACAATCCATATCCCACAACCCGTCTGCCTGTGTTGTGAACTGAGTGTATATTCGACCCCCCGTAAATACCACAGAGTCGTTGCGGTGCAGGCGACGGTTGGATCCAAGACCAAACCTTTCTCTGATATAAACCTTTAAATCTCTTGTTACGCCGTACAATATGTCCAGCCCTGTGGCTATCACTACCAACTCCCCCTCAGATTCGTACATCCCGTGCGGGTTAGCATCATCTGGAAGAATCACATTATCCATGACAGTTAGGTCGCTCGCCAATCGTACTATTCTATTTAGGCCCTTAGTTGTGTCGTGGGATATTACGCTTACAGCGTATCCCCCCCATATAGGTACTATCCCGTATATAGAGGCATCGCTGGCTTTAGCCACCATACGGGGGGTTGTACCCTCAAGGACTACTAGAACCCCGCAGTAACCCGAGGTAGTCTCTACCCGCCCAGCGACGAATAATCTCTCAGCCCCCACTAAATGCTCGATACTGTGGTATCAATGGGTATGCTACTAGCCACATTGTCCATCACCATGACACCTTGCTCATCGATGTTACGTGTAATATACACACTGGAACCATCTGCCATGCTCCGCTCTTCCACTAAAGCAACTATTACTAGGTTCCGTTTTACCAAAGCCATGTGTAAAGCTAGTAGCGTGCTCCGGGCCTCCTGCATATAGCTAAAGGAATCACTAATTATCGATTTTTGG